CCTTGTTAAGTAGATTCAAGTCTACTGCTGTTTCCTCTAGCTCTCCCAAACTATCGAAACTGAAGTTGTTAAACATTTCGTCTTTTTCTTCTGCCATTTTACTTTAATTTAATAAATTATACAAATATACTTACTTATGTGTTATTTATGCTAACCTTTTATGATTTAATTTAACCCTTTTGTTAATTTTTTATAGCTTATTGTTTTTTACTGTTCCTTGCTTTTTGCTTTTCTATAGCCAATTTATTTGCAAGCTCTTTCTCTTTAAGCTTAATTTGCTTATCTTGCATATACTCTTGGTTTTTATTCTGAACCTTAATCTGTTCAAGTTTCATAGCCTCTATCTCCTTTTGAGATTTAAGCTTTTCCCTTTCTAAGTTAAGCTTATCGTTATTCTCTTTATCTTTTTGCTGAATCTTTAAAAGACTCTCTCTTTCTTTACTGAAAAGCTCCTGCTCTTTAAGAGCCATATTTCCTATCTCTATAGGGTCAGGAACTCCGTTATTATTTTGGTCTAGTTCTTTTTGACGCATGTAAGAATTAATCTCTGCAACCCTAATCTTGGTCATATTGTCAGAGTCTATCTTATAACGGTCTAGCTCTATCTTAGCCTGCTCAAGCTGCATTCTTAACTGCTCTGCCTCTTGCATAGCTTGTATCTTTTGTTGCTCAACTTGCTGCTGTTGCTCAAACTGCTCTTGCCTTTGTTTCTCTTTTTTATTTTCAGCAGACTCTATTTTACGAGCTATTGCAGATATGCTTTCACTTGTGTATATATCTATAAGCTGTTTAAAGTTAATTTTATCGTTTTGTAAACCTGCATGAGCTAATTGTTTTAAAGCTTGCTCTATCTCCATGTTATTACCACTGTTAGTAACATGAACATCATAATCTGCTTCATTAAACAGTTCTGAATCTACAGTTAACATTTGTATAGATAAATCGTCTAAAACATATTGTAGTTTCTTATTACCACCCTTCCAAGCAGCTTTAGCTGTCTCTAAAAGCGTTCTAAGTACCCTTAGCTTAGTGTTATCATGTATAAAGAATAAAGGCTCTGTAATGTGGCTAGATTGAGTTACAGACCTTTCTACGTTCCCTACAAGTTCTGAGGCTGATACAGCACCTTCTCTTTGAGGAGTTACACCTGCTATCTTACCCATTTGCTCTTCAATAAGCCTTAACATTTCCATGGTATAGCGTATATATCCCCCCATATCACCGTCAAGAACTTTGCCTGTAGTGTTAAATGAGCCTGCTATTTTCCCTGTTGCAGCACCTTTCTTACCCTCATTAAAAGGGTCTACAGGAGCCCAACCCATAACTTCAGCATAATACAACCACTGCTCCATAGTCCAATCTTCTGGGACTTTAGATATGTCAAGTTCGTATATAGGTCCTTTGTATTTTGCAAAAGCAAGCTCAGACCTGTACATAAAAACATTATACAGATATTGATAGGGTTTCATTCTATCCATCAAAGACTTGCTTTTATTTGTATTAGTATTGTAAACAGTACCTACGTACCCAGAATAGCACTGTGAAAGGTTCCCCATACTTCTTAATTGTACAGGCCTAGGTTGCATTTTTACATAAATGTCTTTCCCTATTTTAGTACCTTCCCACCATTCATTAACCCAAAGAGCTTTAACCCACTCTCCTAAGTCTTTATTAGCTTTATAGTTTTCATCCACTATATCAATTTGTTCGTCTCCGAACTCATCAAAGTAATGCAATTCAAATAACTTTCTTCTGGACTTCCACACTACCCTAACTACTCTTATGTTCCCATAAGCGTCATAAAACTCCCCTACACGGTTCTGTCCTATTTGTAGTATGTCAATTTCCCCACCTAAGTTTTCTCCTAGGGACATATTAGGTTCTCTTCCATAATTTAGTAAGCCGCCTGAGTTAGAGCCCCCTTCATTTAAAAGGCCAGTTTCTAACCTATTTATATCATTAGGCTTTAGGTACTCGTAATACGTGTCAATGATTTGACCTGCTGACATATAGCAGTCTTCTATAATAATGTCACTGTCTTCTATGTAGGGGGAGTCCCCTGAGCCTATAGTATATAGGTTTAAAGGGTTTACTCTTCTTAAGGTAGGTTCCCCAGCAACAATGTCTATACAGTATATTTCTTCCCCAACTAACAAGGCATCTTTAAAACCTTCATTAAACTTAGTTTTTAAATCTAAGGTTTTCCAAAGGTAAGATAATATTCTTGTTGCAAGTATCTCCCTATCATCCTGATAGTTAGTATTAATGTCAATTAACTCTGCTATGGCAGCTTCTATTTGCTTATCGTCTTGCCCTTCTTGCTTTAAACTTTCAGATACATTTTGTATAAGGGTTTGCAGTATAGCATCTTTTTTAGCCTTTTCCTTTCTAGAAATAGCATCATCATTCCCTACTGTTACACGCCATTCAAACTTACGCTTAAGCTCTTCCCCTAACAGTAATTGTATTTTAGGGTTTGCTAAAGGGTAATTCTGCATCTTAGCAGGGGATTCAAAACTCCCCAGCTTAAAAGGGTTACATACTTTCCTAACATCATTTTCATCCAGTATGTCGTCAAATAGGTTATAGTTGGTTTGTTTGTTTCTTACAGATTCTCTAACTTTTTCATCTTGATAATTTACAAGGTCGTCAGCTGCGTCTATACAGCTTTTTAAAAAGTCTTCCCCCTTTTGAGAGGTTGCTCTTTTCTGAGAAGGAAACTTATTTAAGTTTGATAAATTAAACATAAGATGTAAATATAATGTATTTTTCAGTTAATGTTTCACTTTTTTAAACAAATTGTTATAAAAAATTTTAATCTTTATAGCCTAATATATTATTAGGTTTATACAGCTTTGACCAAAAGGGGTCGTGAGCTTTAGTCTTTATGCTTTCCTTTTGATTATTTTCTATTATCCTGTATATGTCTTCTTTCAATATTAAAAGCATCCCTAATGCTGAAACCCTATCCGCATTCAAATCTGCATTCCAGTATATTAACTCTTTCAATAAAGGTATTGATGGTATAGTATGCGTGTTTGTAACACCCTCTGTTTTTAAGTAAGCCTGTTCATGCATATAGGTTTTAATAAGCTCCCTTGCATACTTGTTAACTTCTTTTGTAGCTTGAGTACCTTTAGCATTGTTCCCTGAACCGTAAACTGTTTTAATAACTTGTACGTCTTTTAGTATTCTTGGGGTATCGCATAAAAGGTGTAAACTATTCTTATGCTCAAAGTGTGTAAAAAGCCCCTTTTTGTTGTTCTCGTAATTGGCTATAGCATTATAGTAAATTAATAGACGTCTTACATTCTCGTAATATTCTTTAGCTGTTTTAGGACGGCCTGTATACTCTGCAACAATTCTATTGGTCAAAGTATTCATTATAAAGGTTGAGCCTAAAGAGTCTGTTGTAGAGGCGTCATCATCATACGGGTCAATACCTCCTATGTAAACACCCCTCCTTGCCCCAGGTACGGGGGTTTCAAATATTTGAATAACACCCTCTATATCCATATTCCTGCTGTCTACAGGGAAGTCTAATATAGGGTAATTGTCGCTGTGTTTTAAAGTTACTGTACCATCTGACCCTAAAACTAAGTTTGCGTTAATGTAAGAGTCTGTAATACTTTTAGTTGTTTCAAGTTCTGATAATCTTTCTTGTGCTAATGCAACTGGGAATATAGAAGAGTTAGTTCTAAGAAAGGCCTCTTCAGGAGTCATAGGGTACTGCGTTATAGCATCAGTATAAGCCTTTTGATTACCCCTTTTACTATTCCTAAACTCAAATACCGACTTCTCCCCATAGACTTCGTTAGAGTTACCGTCTGCATCTACCAATGGTATTACCTTCCCTGTTTCCTTTTCATAATAAACCCCGAACCTTTGTCTGGATGCTGGTATAAACCAACCGCTTTTAGTACCTAATTTACTCTTATCCCATATATTGTCTAAAGCTAATAGGTTAAACTTTTCAGGATTATAAAACATTTCTGCAAAAGAAACTGTACCACCCCCCATGTCTCCACCCGTTTGTCTTGTAATAAAACCGTTTGATATGTAATTATGATTTGGGCCGCAGTTTAAATTATAGACTTCTTTTTCTCCAATGTATTCTACATTTTTAACAGTAGTGTATCTTAGGTCTTCTAGTAGTTCAGAATTAAAATAACCTTCTTTATTATTTAAAGGGTTAATTTCAAATAAATATTTAGTAATTTTATATTTACTATTTTTTATATATTGTAAATTGTTTCTTTTTTTGGCTATTAATAAATGAATGTTATCTTTAAATATTTGCAAATCTTGCTGTTGATTAATATAAAGTCTATAAATAAAATCCTGCTGTCCTGCATATTCTTCAGAAGGTGCTTGATTTCTATTTTCTTTTAAAATAGCACAATGTATACCAAATTTATGCAATTGGTGTTTTACTTCGTAAAGTAATTCTTTTACAATAGAGGTTAAAACTACCCTAACAATATTCTTGTTTTTATTATAATAAACATTGCCGTCAGCATCAAAATAACCTGCTAAAAGTTCGGCCAAGGACTCTTTATCAAAAGTATGAATATCTTTGGGTAATCTTTTGTCGAACTTAACTTGTCCAAGCATTCCATGATAGGATAAATGCTTTTTCATAAAAGGTAAGCTCAATTGGTAATAATCTTGCTTATCATCTACTTGATAATGCTTAGTGTATTTTAATTTTCCGTGTTTATTTTCTAAATAATTTAATATTTCAGAGTCTGAACAAGACAATGTAGGAGTATTGTTAACTGAATAATTTCCATTGCCTATCATCATTCCCAGCTCTCTAGCGTAAGAAATATTTACACTTCCAAACTTATCTATTTTAGAAGGTAGTAAAATTTGGTCATTTATTTTAATTTCTTTAGCTTCTTGATAAATAGCTCTTTTGATAGTCTTATTCCCTTTATATTTACAAAACTGTCTTCTTGTTATTAATAAAGGGTGGTCGTCAGAGCATTCTATAATATCACCATTAGCTAAAGTTATTCTGTAACATTCTTTTTTAGCTGGCGGCTTAAACCAATTTATAGTCTGTTCTATGACCTTGTTTCCATTATAACCTAATAACCCGTCAGACTTTACTAAGTCTTCTATATTAATAAGCTTGCCTTCTTTTGTCCAAACTTTTGTTCCTGCACAAACACATCCGTATATTAAAGGTAAGCCGATTGTGTCATCACCGTCCTTCCAGCACGGTTCTGAAATATTATAAGATTCTATAATGTTTGGAAATACACCCGCTTCCTCGAACAGAAACAAAGATGCTGATTTACCTACAGAGGCAAAGGGATTGTCCTTGAATGTTAAGGTTTCAATTTCTGACATATAACCTTTCCACACCTCTACTCCGTCTATAGTTTCTTTATAACGAGCTTTAACAAAATCTCTTGTATCTGGGTTTCGTTGTTTTCTCCACTCTGTATTTCCATCTAAAAAATTAAGATTATCCAGAACCATACTCATAGTATTTCCAGAATATTTAGAAGTGTATGCGGATATAATGGATTTAGAATCTTTAAAGAAGTTATACTCATAAGTAACCAAAGCTGCGTTCTTATAAGAAAACCCTGTACGCCTTGGTTTTGTCAATATCAATCCTTTTTTCTCTAATCTTGCACGTTCTAGCAAGTGAAAGTACTCATAATCTACATCTGTAAATCTTGGGGCTATTTTCTTTTTACGCCCTGTCTTTTCATCTTTAGCAAGAATTTGACAGTAGTTTAAGTAAAAGTAATGGGCCCCTGTTATACGAATACCGTTATAGGTGTAACCTTCTATGCAACGCCTGTGCTCTTCCTTCCAAAATTCCTTATAGTCATTTGTGTGGCTTTTGAAGTTACAGTATATTCCGTCCTTTTCAAATTTTAACGCAAGTTCCCTAAATCTATCCGTTTCTGTAAAAGGCATTATTTATTCTTTTTTAAAGTCTTTAAGAACTTTATTATTTCATCACCTATGTAACTTTGTAAATAGGTTTGGGCTTCGTGATTGTTTGCATCTAAAGCTACCCCAAAATAATCCAGTATATACCAAGACATGTGTAAAGCTTCATGGTATATTGTATTAACTTTACAGTTAGGTGTTAGGATTATAGAGAAGACCTTAATGCTTTCCTTTTCATTTTCTAAAATCAATGCCCCGCCTTCAGCGTCATGTAAGTTAGATAAGTCTATTTTAAATTCATCCTCTAAACTCTTACAAATGTCTTTTATGTTTGTATTAAGGAGTATATAAATAGAGGCAGGGTATACATGCAACGGTATTCTATGAACCGTATATTTCTTCTTTATCTTCCTAAAAACGTCCATGCCTTTATTTATATTAGTCTTCAAACAATGCTGCTACTTTATTGCCCCTTATTTTACTGTTCTTGCTCTCTTTCTGTTTTTTAACAACATCTTCAAGCTTTTGCGAAGCGGTTAATATTTTCTCCATATCTATCCCTACTTTAGTAAGGACTGTTACGTTATTTATATCTATTTTAGTATTGTTTATGAATCTGGCCATTTCATCAATCTTGTTCTTCCAAGACGTTAACAGCCTCATCTCTGGTGTTTCTGTAAGCTCTTTGTATTTAACTATAGCTGCTATAAGAATATCAGACATTTTATACTTACTGTCCCCCATAAGGTCTTTGTTTATGGTTGACGTTTTAAGCTCCCCAGTTAAATTATTGTAAGGGGAGGAAAAATCACATACATGATACATGTAGGTGAATAATAGTATAGCATTCTCCTTAGATTTTGTTTTATCACTATCCCAAAGCTTTTTGAACTCTGGGATAGTTAAAACTTCACTATTAATAATTACTTGATTATTTTTTAAATCTAAAAGCATATTAGTCGTTTACTATAGCAACTACATCTGATTCCCTAAAAAGCAAATACCTCTTATTCTTGTAGTTAATGTTAATGGGTCGGCTACTGCCATGTAAAAATACCTTATCCCCTTTCTTAATCTCTTTAACCATATTGCCAACAGCCAATACTAAAGATGGTGCTGACTCTATAATGTCTGTGTCTTTGTTTAAAATAATCCCAGACTCTGTCTTACGTTCCCCTGGGTATTCTACACAAACTAAGTTATGTATAACCTTAATGTTTAGTGTAAGGTCTGATTTCTGTTTTTCGTAATACTCAGCCATCTTCTTTTGGTCTTCAGCCCATTTCTCAGGGTTTATGTCTACAGCTTCACTCCTTTTGTTAAATTCGTTCAATGAATGTTTCTCGTTTAAATAACCCATAGTTACTCTGCTTTTGTGTTTTCTTTTGTTAAACCTAGTTCTTTATCGTTTTCAAGCTTCTCTGCCTCATATTCTTTTATAATTTCATCAAGCTGTTCTCGAACTACACGTTTATTGTAATTCCCTAAAGAAGTATTATACACCCCTTTTCTTAAGTCGTTATAGTTAATAGATGCCCAAAACAAACGACCTTTTTTATGTATCTTCTCTAAAGTCTGTATCATCTCCCGCCTAAGTTTGTAGTCTATGAAAGGTTCATTGTCAAACCTTTGATTAACTATAGACTTGTGCAATGTTGTAGTGTACCCGTTAGTGGTAACTACTTCTATACCGTTTGCAGTCTCTTTAACTGAAACTATATTCTTTGAAAAATTAGGTAATACGTTTTCTTTATCTATGTTAGTGTTCATTTTCTAAAAATGATGTTTGAATTTTACAAAGCTCTTCAAATCCTATGTTTATGAAGTAAGGGTCTTTTTGACCAAACTCCTCTATACAGCATAATGACTCTATGCCCATCTCTTTAAAGCCTACTTCATAACGACCTTCGACCTGTTCTATAGATGCCAAAGATGTTAGGGGAATCTGCCTTTTAACTTTATGTAAAGTGTAATTGTTGCTGTTGAATGACAGCTCTTCTTCTTCAGACAGTTCCCTCTTGGGTTCCAGCCATATCCTGTAAAATTTCAATGTTTTCATTGTTTAACTTCTCCCTTTTTGTTATATCATCATCTTTTAGTAATTTAGCTTTCTTCAAATCTGAACACTTATCTAACCATTCTAGCCTAGTCTTTTTAGCTACAAACTTCCCTAAGTTCGGAAGTATTATGCTTTTAAAAGTTTCGTGCTTCCCTTTTTCTGCGTTGCTATACATTTGATACGTCAACCCAAACTGACTGTTTACTATCGCCTCTATTACTTCTATTGGAAGCATGTTCCTCAAAGATAAATCGTTTAGTAGTATGAACAGCTTCTTGTCCATCGTTTACATTAATTTTTAAAATGTTGTTATCTTGTTTTATCAATAAGTCTATCTCATAGTTTATGTCACGCTTGTCTTTAAAAAAGTTTAGTTTCTCTTTTAAAGATTCAAACTTATCCATAATCATGTCAATATCCTTGCTTTCGTATATTAGCTCAATCATATTTGCGGTATTAAAATCCCCATTGCTTTATACGTCTCCCCTTCATGCCCAGTTAATATACTTTCATTAACCTTTATAACCTGAAGCCTAGATACGTTATGCAAAACCCATTTAGTCTTGCTGAATGTATTTATAGTATTTACATCTGTATTAGTCTCTGCTTTCAATGTCCCTAAAGCAGTGTCGTTAAGGGGAAGGTAAGTTACAGTGAACCTATCTGAGCCTGTAGGCTCTGCATATAAAAACACGAGCCTCTTATAGTCGTAGTCATAGTGCGGATTGCTTATGTATATAAACAAGTTCCCTTTCTCCATAGACTGCCCAGACCTATCTGTAAACTCATTATTATCATTACAATCAGTCATGCTTTGCTATTTTAAATTTAAACGTAAGGTTAAACTCTTTCATATGATTAGGTAAAATCCCTTGTAAATGTTTAGCAAGCTGATTATTAACTATAACCCCTTTATGCCTTAACCTTGTAAGGTTATTGTTAAACGCATCTATACTTATCCCTATAGACTTGCTTAATGCAACCCTGTTGTCATAATCAAATATAACTCTCCACCTAATATCTTTATCCTTAACATCTTGATGCTTATAATTACTGTAAAGCAACTCTGCTAATGTATCCTGTTCTCTTTCCCTAAGTTTTAACAAAGGGTTAATCAAACGTACATACTCCCTGTAAAATTCATATACACCTGCACTGTTTATTGAAACTGTAGCTTCTCCCATTATGTATAATGTAAATTGTTTTTGAAAAATAAAAAAAAATGCCCTTGATTTCGCCTTTATATTTTTTAGGCTAAATCTTCTAAACTAACACTTGCTTTCCCTCATACTGTCTGACGTTCAAGGACCTTTTATCCCCCTATCCCGTTTTACCCCAAGCTGCGCATTTCATTCTACCTCTAGCGTTCTCTCAGCTTCTATGAGATTATACATGTGCCCTTTTCTGACTTATCGGGGACGCCTCCTTTCGCCATCACCGTTACACTTATTTGTGTAACCGAGGTTACTTGTACTGCCCGACTTCTGTCCTGCTATCTACTCTTTGGAGCCCTCACAGGAGTACACTGGTTAGGTGAGTCAATATTGCTTAAAAAATAAACAATATGCAAATATACGAAAGTAAAAAAGGTTTGTCAAGTATTTTTTGAATTATTTTTAGGTAATGTTAAATATTTAACGTAATTAATAGATTGTGTTAAAATTTTTTATATAATTTTTGACATTGTGCGTGAATGGGATGTGTTACCACCTTAGCAACCACCCCCCATCCTAAGTTTCAGCCGGAATACCCCACGGCAGTCTATAACCGAAGCTATGTGCATTACAGCGAGACTTTGAATGCAATCAGTCTTCCGTAAAAGGCTAATAATGCGGGGTGCAATTAACAAATCCCTAATTCTCAAATTATGAGTCCAATTATGCAAGCCGTTGTCGTTACGGCAAAAGAAGGCCAAGTGTTCTTCCAAAACGAAAACAAACCTGAATTTAGCTACTACCGTGTTAGCCAAAAAGGTTTCAAACTGTCTAACAACATGATGTCTGCTACTGAGCGTAGCGTATTGATTACCGTTAAGACAGAAGATGTTGCCAAACTGCAAGGCATCATCAAAGAAGGTACTGTACTTCCTGGTAACATTGTTGCTATAGAAAGTACTAAGGCTTCTTATCCTGGGCAAGAGCCTAAGAGAGCAGGTAAAGACGGTGCTATTTTGACCCATAACGGTCAGCCTATTTACCGTTCTTACGAGTTAGACTTAACTGGTAAGAGAACTGATGAGGTTATTCAGCACGATAAGGCTGAAGTAGCCATTAGCAGTACTGCATCTGCCTCTGAGCAAGGTGCGTAACCTGTTGATTTTGTGAGTGTTAGAGGGGATTCGAGGGGGGTTAGTTGTAGATGTTACAACTCTCAACCCCTTTTCCTCTCTTCCTCACTTTTTTAAAAACTAACTATATTTGACTATATATATAGCTTTAGTTTAATAATGCACCATTCTCAAGTGGATATGAAAACTTCCACAAATGCCCAATAGAAGTAAAAACGATTAATTAACCGAGAATGCCCTGCTTTTGGCAATACCTTGTTAGGTGCAGTGCTTCTCACAAAACTTAATAAAATGGAACAAATTTCAATTACAAAAGAACAGTTTGAAAAAGCTATTGAAGATGCTTTTAAGAAAGGCGAAAGTTGGGGTGTTTGCTACTCAACTTGGTTTACACCAACAGAAGCAGATACAAAAGAGAAAATTGATATTGCTAAAAAGGTAGCTTTTTCAATTGTTACGGAGCAGTCATAGCATTGCACCTAACGTTTCGAGGCTTGGCGATGGCCGCCAACGAGAACTTAATTATTAACCGAGATGTGTCAGGCGGCTATTGCTTACTTGCTGTTAGCCGCTGGCCTTTCTCACAAACGAAAATGAAATTATGATTATGAAAAAAGCAGCCCTTATGTTGGGTTTAGCAGCAACAATGATGGATTACACTAATCCGTATGCAGATTTACCTGAAATGAGATATTCGGGTTCAAAACCAAGTCGTAAAACACAACCTACTAAAAAGCAAAAGAAAGCAAGGGCTGCGTCTAAAAGTGCAAAAAAAGCTCGCAAACGTGGTCGTTAGGCTTGCGGCTAACGATTTGGCGGTTGGCGCAGTGCGTATTATTAACTAAAAATATTACATGAAACCAGAAATTGAAAATTTAAAAGTTTGGATAAGTGGTAAAATTACTACGGAATACCAAAGAGCATTAGCAATGAGAGAGTTTGAACAACTTCTTTCTTATATAGAAGAATTAGAGCAATTGAGCCAACCACTTGTTATAAGTTCGGTTTGCACTTGCACAAAGTTTCGTGAAACACAACTTATTAATGGTAAACACATTTGCTCAATTTGTAACAAAGCGATTGTGCAAACTGACTTATAACGTTTTGCGGCTTTGCGTTCGGTGGGGCGTTACACCACTAAAGTTAATTTGAAACACTAAATTTTAATAATATGAAAAACGATGATTTGAAAAACAACACCCCCAATGACGCTAACCGCTTGTTAGCGGCTGCTGCAAATTGGTGGGATAAATTAACTGTATTTAAAAGAGAATTATACATTGGTAGGCATTACTCTGATGATACTCCTACACCTGATAAAATCAATGCACTTTACAAAATGTACAGCGATTGGTCGAGTGAGG